TGGTCAAGCTTACTTGTGTAACTGCGTTAACTGGTGCGGCATCACTACGACCATCAAACACCCATGTATCGCACTGCCAACTTTCAGCACCAACACCAGACAGTATTTTACCTGCTAATTGCGCTCCGCTACTTGCTGCGGCTTTCATCTCGTTCAATGCCGACTCATCAGTTGACGTAAAGGTTACATTGAACTCAAAACCCTTGCCAGCAACAAAATCAGGGTAGTATGTAACTGCGCCGCCATTTGCTTTATTTGTTGTTTCTACTGGACCACCCAGCGGGGACATTGTTCCGTCTAATTGACCTGGAACTGTAACCTCTGAACCCGATGCGCCTAACTGAAATATATAACTATTCGATAAACTCATTTTTAAATCCTCGCGCTAATTGTAAGATAATTGATTGTGATCATTTTCCTGAACCATGCACCATCTTCTTTTGAGTCAGGAGACGTTGAGTCAAGGATATTTACTACTTGTCCATTGTACACTAATTGAGTGCCAAAACTAAATGCCGTTGCAATCTCGTCAGTTGCGACATATAACTTGTTGTCATAGTCAGGGCCAAGCCGAGGTATAAATACGTCAATTTGAAAGAAACCTCTTTGCTCGTCACTATCCCCTCGAGACTTTCCGGTGGTATCTGATGAGGCTTCAACTATGTGTGTTTTTAGCCATATATCACGACCTTCAGTCTCGAAGGCTTTCCACGGATTCTTAAATTTTATATCGTCAACAGTTACGCCCGTAGGTAGGTTAGTCAGCAATCGATCAAGTAATGCTTGCTTAGTATATAATCTTGACATTATATTTTCCTTATTTCGTTTTGCATTCTGATTACGTTAGCTCTTACCCATCCCTCTGGCGCTTGTGAGCTATGCCCGTATTCAAGCGCGTTAATGTAAGGTAAGTTGTTCGATAAGTATATCTTTGTGCCAAGTATGTTTTTAGGCATTGACTTGATAACTGTAGAAGAGTCGTTACCCGTTGTTTTATCGTTCGTCTTTGCACTTGGGGTTGTAGCAGTTAAGAACCAATTGTTTCTAGCCCTGCCGCCAACGTAACCCACTGGCTTACCTAAGTAACCAACGTAATCTATATAGCCTCTGGTCGGGTGATTGTATAGCCATAAATCAGGATTACCTACAGGAGTTTCTTTTATCACGCTACGAAATGCGCGTATGACAGCACGCCTAAGCTTATTGTTAGCGGTTACCTTTACATTAGCTATTGCCGTGATTATATTTTGCTTGCCATGCAAAGGCATTACTGCACCCTTACTTGTGGAAAATAGGCTAGCACCTCACTAGTTGGAGCACTCAAGCCTAAGCTAATTACGATATATCTAACGCTGCCCTGCTTAATGATATCACCTGTTTTAATTTCAACCTCGTTATCAGTCACAAGCATTCGATCGCCTGTTGCAATATCGCCACCTATTAAATTTTGTTCATAGTTTTTAAAGATGGCGTTTAGCAGTAAGGTTTCAGATTCAACTACTACCGCGGGATTAAGTGGGGTATTGCCGCCCGTGTTTGTTTCACTAATCAGGTAAACTAAATCAGCGCTAGCACTGCCAACTTCTGCAACTGCTTCAGCTAGTCCGGCTTTGATATCTGCTCTTATTGATGCGCTACTCATGTTCGCACCAATACGTCAGAGTCAGCATAGTATGGAGCAAGTAGCTTGCTAACAGCAGGGAATGCAGCTAATACATTACTTGTTGCAGTTGTACCACTTGAACTTGATGAATATTTCTTAGTAATAACACCTGGCACTGTCATTTCTGTTAATGCACCGCCACCACTTCCAGCAGTACTAACTGAACCAGCTACAAAACTGTTGGTAGTTGCGCCATCAATGATATTAGCCATAAGCATCATTTGAGCTACTTTAAAGTCTTGAGGTATAGCATCACTAGGTACGCTAAACCCTCGTACAGTCATGTACCGTCTAGGCATCATGCCCGTCTGGTCTATTGATACCCGAGTGCCGGAAATACCGTGTTCGTATGAATCAACCAGCATAGCATAAGCTTTGACCGCTGCTGTTTCGCGCTTGGTAGCATCTGATTCAGTGTATTGAAATTGTGTTGCATAGGTTACATATTCAGCATCAGTTACGAAACTATTCGCACCTGTTACGACTGAGCCTGTTTCGATTACTATTGCCATGTGATAATTCCTGTTTGATAATTATTCAATTATAGCACGATAGCATAAACAAAAAAGCCAGTCGTTAAACTGGCTTTTTTGCTATCAGTTAATCTACCACTCACTGACCCATCCATAAGCCAAATTAGCACCAGTAGTGCCTGTAATTGTCGTGGTTATCACATTGCCTTTAGCTCCGAAATACTTACCTATCTTCGTAGTGTTAACGATAACCGTTTGGCCAGTAGTAACAGTGAAAGCCTTACCTGCTGAAACATCTATATCACCATACCCCAAAAACTCTACGGTAGTAACATCAGCACCCGTTAAGGTTACCGTAATACTTCCGGCTTCGTTGTTTTCAATAGTTAGCGATTGCTTTGCAGGGTTAAACGGAAAGGTATGGGGACCTGTGCTTAAGTCTAAAATGTTAGCGGTAAGGTTTACCGATTCGCTTTCAGACGGTTTATTGATTGTAAATGCTGTCATGGTTGTTCCTTTATTAAAATAATAAGTCGTTAAACTGGTTTTTTGTTAGTCTATGTAATAAATAGAAACGTAAAGCCCTGACGGAGTTGCAGCCAGTAAATTATTAGGTATGTCATACACAGATATAATAAAAGAATCGTTATAATAATCATGAACTGAAACGTGATTGTTGAGAAGGTTCCCTCCTGAATCGTCAGTATTCCACTGATGCTGCACCATGTACCCAGACGGCATATTGCTATCATCAGCCTTTTTTATCCTTACCTGCCCGTTTGCTAACAATATAGCTTTCATATTAGCCCCGAGCCTGTTGGCTACTGCATTACCAGTAAATCCGTCAACGATGAATCTAGAATGTAGCTTCATTACATTTTCTTTGTTTGCGTTAATCGCGTCTGTATTTGCATTAACATTGTCCTGTACTTTATCTACATAAACCTTAACTGATTGCTGCGTTGGAGCGTTAACTGAAGAGTTAGACCAAAAGTTATCTTCATCAAGAAGTAATTGTTGAGCAGGCAAGATATCAGCCCTCCAGTTTAGCCCGGTCCATGTTAGAACGCGCCCTATATCACCTTGACCGTTAGCTAGTGCGTCTACTGATGTTTTTACGTTTGTTAGGCCGCCTAATGTAGTTACAGGGAGTGCTTTAGGTAATGTGGGTGACCAGCCTGCCGCAGATCCTTGCCATGTTAAAGTAGAATTAATGTCTGTTGTATCATTTAGCGTATCAGATCCAACATGTACACCATCTAAAGCGCCCAACGAAGGCATAACAGGCGCAGCGGCATGCCAAAGACGATCAGATCCCCACTGTATTGTGTAGCCCGCCTGCTCGACACCTAAAAAATCAACGTAATCATCTACCTTAAGTAGCCCTCCTATGGTTTTATTTCCCCATTGCGAATTCAGGTCCTTAAGTTCGCTATACACTGAGCCCCTACTCGCTGCGTTAGTTGTGTCATTATCCCATGTAGGGCCGTAACTCTCGTTAATTACGTTTCCTGTACCTGCTGCATTATCATCTACATACTTCTTGGTCGCGGGGTGATAATCCATAGTAGGTGTAAATGTAGTTGCGTTATCTAGCTCTAAAGCATTAGATTTATCTGCCTTTAAATCCATATCAGCTTGATCAATACCCATATGCTCCCAGCCTGCAGGGGTTTTTATATATAGTCCAGCTGGTTGAAAATCACCGCCCGATACAGTACCAGCAGGAAGCTTAACCAACCATATATCGTAATCCACAGGGTTTAGCGATGTATCTACTATTGTAATCAAGTGCGCAGGAGTTGACACAACCCCCTTAACAAGCCCGCTAGCCACCTCATCTACATACTTCTTAGTGGCTGGGTGATAAGGAGAGCTAGGCGTGAAGCTTATTGTATTATCTAGCTCTAGGGTATTGGACTTATCGGCCTTTAGATCCATGTCCGATTGGTTAACACCTAGATAAACCCATCCTCCTACCTTCTTTCGGTATAATCCGGCAGGCTGCAAGTCTCCGCCCGCTACAGAACCAATAGAGGCGCGTACTAGGAATACATCGTCCACAAGAGGGCTTAAAGTAGTATCCACTATTGTAGTTAAGTGGGCAGGGTGTGCCACTACATCCTTAATAAAACCTGCCACTCCTTTATCATCTACATACTTCTTGGTCGCGGGGTGATAATCGGACGTTGGCATGTATGAATCAGTGTTGTTTTTACCCAGCGAATTAGCTTTATCTACCTTGTCGCTTAAGCTACTAGTTACGCTATCCACGATAACCATCCTAGAGTCTGTAAAAGCGTTAGTGTCTGCCTCTGCCTCATATGCTGTCTTGATTGCTGCGCCAGTCATAGAGCCTGAACCAGAGCCTCCCACAGCATCAGCAGGGGTTAGTGATATTTCCTTTGTCGATGAATCATAGACTACAACTTTAGTGTTTGCGCCTGTTGACGGCTTTTCTGTTAGTTGTGATACTTTCTTCGCCATTACTATTCCTTAATCACTCAAAAATCAAAGGTATACCATCAAGGTCGGTTATTACCTCGCCAGCATCCGTATGAAGCGTATTCGGTGCAGGGGTTACTGCGTTTACCGTTGCCCATTCTGAGGCACCAAGAAGTAAATCCTCAGCAGGCACATCAATAAACACCTCGCTAGCCCTATAAATCGCCATTATTTGGATACTCTATCTGATTCAGACCACTTCCAAGCTAGCCCCTCTTTCCAGAAGTTATACTGTTTATCTTTTTTATTCATTTCATAGGTATCTAAACCGATAACTACAAAGCATGAATTTTGATGGAATGTACCAGCAGAATCAAACACCACAAAAGATTCATAGCCTATAGCCTCGTTAACGGTTAGTGTTACAATTCCGCCTGAAGTATCCGCGGCGTAATCACTCGTATACGCTATCGTCATGCCAGAATTTACCGGGGTCACTCCCGCGCTAACATCCCTGTTAGCAAATTCTCTTATGCGTATGTTTGAATAGTGAGCGCCTGGGGTTGTGCTTGACTCCCTAACAAGGAGGTCTGTTGTTGCAGCGTCCTCCCCGCCCTTGGCTATTTTTATTATAGTTGTTATTGGTGTGGCTAAGTGCCCTTCTACAGGGTGGTTAAACCACCAGTCGATCACATCATCTATAGCATACGCTTTGCCCGTTAGTTTTTGTTCGTATGCAAGAATACCTGAACCCTCCGGCCCAAACCAGACTTGATATATTAACCAATCATTAACCTCTACAGGCTCGCCCGATATGATCTCCTGACCATATACGGAATGATTAGCAAGAAATGCAGCTGGCCTATTGTATGGTACTGTATTGCCGGGCAATGCTGGCTCACCATATGGCTTAACGTGTATTAGTTCTTTGTATGTTCTAAAGGAAGGAGGGATTACGCCTGTTTCATCTTGGTTTTCAGTTATCGATTGATCCTTTATTCCTGACCATGCAGGGAACCAATCAATATTAGACGTTAGGTTGGTGAAGAATATGTTTTCCGCACCGGATGACATTTTGTGTTGCTCACCAAGAAAAAAGCTGTTGAGGGTTGTTTGAATTTCCCTAATAGCCTCAAGCTGATTTGTTTCGGGGTTGTACTTAAAGTACTTATGCAGCTCCTTATCCTCCCTTGAGGGATGATAATCATGATAAGTATTGGCGCATGTCACTGTCTTATTCCTGCGGTACAGGTCGGTGCGGTTAATGCGTCACACACTGTGATGCGAACCTTTTCCCCGTTAACAAGGTAGCGAATTATCCTACCCGGCTCGGATAATGTATCGATAGTGAACCAGTTAACCCCGTTATCAGGGGATGACTCAAACGATATATGCCCACCGTCTAACTCACCCGTAACATAAAACATATAGTTACTTGATACAGGTACGTTCCACGGCTCTGTACTTTCATCGTTAACCGTGAATTCGTGAGTAGTCGATAAGACACCCATTACTGAGCGGCTTTTTTGGCAACTACTTCAACAAGTACACCAGTATCTAACAGTGATTGAGCGACCTTTTTGTCTACATCGCAAACTCCGTTTTCATCAAACTTCATTCCGTATACTGTCGCGTTTGCCGTTTTATTAGCTAATGATACTTTCATGTTAAATTTCCTTGAGTGATTATTATAAAAGGCACTCCGAGAAGTGCCCTTGAAATAACTACTACCTAGTTATTTAATGAAGGCAAGCGAGCTAAGCCGCGACGGTTAAAGTTAGCAAAGTTAGAGTAAGACTTAACCCGTACAATGCTTTCGTCTGCCGTCTCTTTAGCACCAACCATTTCTACATTGATGCCAACATCAGTGCCCGCAGGGTGAATCATTGAAGCGCCAATTTTACGGGTGCCATCATCCCAGCAACCGCCATACATTGAGCTTAATCCGCCACCTGTTAACGCTGCACCGTTAGCAGTTTCAGCAACAGATAAATAGTCGTTAACAAAGATTGGAATGTTGTTGTAAACATCTACATTGCGCGAGCGACCGTTACCCATATCAAACGCCATTGTCTCATTAACGCCACCTAGCGCACGCACAAGTGTACGGTAAGCATTGATAATTTTTTGTGGAGCCATTAAGAAGTCCACTTCACCATCTTTAGCTTTGATAAGCGCAAGTAACTCGTCTAACAGTTCAAATGATAATGCTTGTCCAGCAGAAGCAGTAGTAAATTGACTTGCATCACACAAGGTATGCAATGAGTTCAAGTTAGCACCAGTGCCATCACCAGTTGCCATACCACCTTGCAGTAAGCGACCCACCGATTTAGCTTTAGAGCTAACTTCAACAGCCATTTGATCAACGCCAGCAGAGCTTGATTGGGCAGCAACTAAGCCGTTCAATTCAGCATCACCGATTGTGGTAGTTGATGTAAACACTTGCTGCACAGTTGTACTGGCCGCTTTTGCCGTAATGGTTGCGCCTACAGCTAAATGCTGAGCGTTACCTAATACGTTTTCTCGGTTATGAATGATGCCTTGCCCTTCGTATGAAGTCCAAGGGATAGCACCCCAGATGGGAGAGGTTGTAAAAATATCTTCTGCAACACCTTGATTAAGGTCATTGTGAATCAGTTTTTTTGCTTCAGCTAATGTTTGAGTAGCGATAAGTTTCTGCCTTATAGTTTTAGTTTACGAGGCAAAAGTGCCTCAATATTAAATATTGATATTAGCACTGCTAATGAGGTTTCTAATTGTTGATCACTCACCGAGTAACCATTAAGCCTATTATACTACTGTAGTTTTTACTTTACAACTCGGCCATTGTTTGCGTAGTTGCCATGTATTTCTTTACGCTTCTGAATTATAGCCTTTTCAGCCTCTTTTATGCTATCAAACCTGCCTACAGTCAAGTTTTTTGTGCCTGTCCTTATTGCTGCCTTCCATCTATCGGTCTGCTTACAATATGAAACACCTTTTACGCCTGACGTATTACTTTTAGCTAGTGAGGCGTTTCTGTTGTTTTGCTGATAAGTTGCAGGTCGCAGGTTATCTATACTGTTATCTAGTCTGTCATTATTTCTATGGTCTAAGGTTTCTGGGTAGAACCCGTAATGATACATATAGACAAGTCTATGGGCGCGACGATACTTCTTGTTTACCATTATTGCTCTGTAACCGTCAGATGTGACTGTCCCTGCTGGCTTGGTAATATCTACGCGTGATTTATACGGGCGATTAATCCAGTAAAGATTACCGTCTTTATATGTGAATAGCTCTTTGACTTGCGATTGCGTAATCATTGTAATACTCCTCAGCATTTCCTAATTTAAGGTTATGGCGGCCCAATTAGGGGTCGGGTTTTCGGGGTATCCCCCTAGCCATAAGTTAACTATACCATATTAACCCATTAATTTAGATAGGCCGTTAGTTAGCTTCTGGTGCGTTGATACGTTACCTTGCTGTGGCGTAGTGTTGTTATTACCTTGACCGTTACCCCCGTTTGACTGGATTTTAAATATTTCAGGCTGACCTGCAACAAACTCTGACACGGTTAAATTGCCATCAGCACCAGCCATAATGCCATCACCATTCATAGCGACCACTTGACCGTTATCAATGCTAAACATACCTTTAACCTGTGACATTACAGATGCGAAAGCTTCAGGGTTAATTTTATGCTCACTGAATGCAGCGTTTGCAGCGCCCTCAATTTCATATTTAGATATAGTACCAGCGTTTGTGGCTGTTAATGCGTTAAACTGTTCGTTAAGTGCATCATACTTAGTCGCCCATGCTGCCTCACTGTTTTTAGTGTGGTTAGCTAACAAAGTATCGAAATCTTTTTTATCAATAAGCTCCTGGTTCTGCAGTTGGCGTTCTTTCTCCATTACAGCGTTGTACTTTTCCATATCAACATTTTCGAATTGCTTAGCGGTATTCATAAGTTCGATGTTCTTAGTACGAAAATCATCAACCTTCGATTTGTCGGTAGCACCTTCGACTTGTAATTGATAACCATCACCAGCCATAGCATAGAAGCCTTTCTCTGCTTCAGATAGTTTGTCGAAATCTTCTGTACTCATTTTAAATTTTAACATTTTTAATCACCGATTAAGTTTACTCACACTGTGAGTGTTTAAGTTTTATCCCAAGCGCTGGGATGTTTTGCTTTAAGTTGATCAAGAGTTAAAGCCTGACCACGTTCATTCACGAATTTATCTAATGACAAACCGCCTTTTCTAAATAATTCTGCTTTCTTTTTACCTAGCACGTCAACCTGAAATGCTTTTGACTGTTTACCGAGCCAATCATTGTAAGTCTGGTCTGCTTTAACTGGCCCGTCCATACTAGCACGTTTACCGCCTATATTCTTTTTGTTAAATCCTTTTGCCGTACTGGTAACCTCATCCTCGAACAATGGCGTAGTTGTTGAGCGACAATTATAATGTGCTGGTGGCATTGGCCCCTTACCAACTTTCCATACCTTACCGTCACGGCTTTGACACGTTGGCGATGTACGACCATCTAGCGTACTCACCCACTCATAGTATGGGATTACATCAATGTTATCCTCAAACGTCTTATTCTTAGCTACTGAAGCTGTATGGCTTAATGCAGTTCTAACCATGCGCTCAGCATTGGTGCGGGTAACATTTAATATTCCATTCTTATAATTCTGCGCCTTAGTGCCAACGATACCGCGAACTATTTCAGCAGTTGTTTGACCCTCATAGAACCCCATCGACACAGCATCCCGCACAGCTTTCGATTGCTTGACACTAAAGTCTTTCAGGTAATCTTTCAGCAGTAAGTTGTTAAACGGCCGAGCATTAACTGCTGCACTTAATTGTGCTGGCGCTGGTATAACCATTTCAAAGTCACTCACCTTACCAACTGTAGCCGCTGCAAACTCTGCCTCCTGCACTGCAAACATTTCTATTTGAGTATTTAATTCATCAGTAAAAGCAACTAACTCACCCTTAACTAAATCCTCCGTAAACTCTAATAAGCTTTTAATTCTAGCTTGTGATGTAACTGTATTAGTTTGCGTTAACTTATAGCGTAACTGCTGTGTTACACGCCTAAGATAAGGCAATAACCTATCAGATTGGTCGTTGTAGTATTGCTCTAAATAGTGAGCGTGTCTTGAGTATATATCGTTAATAGTAGGCATTCGATTATTATAACACGCGATAAATTAATTTAATAATAGTGTTGACTTATGATATGTGTCGCATATACTTAGCATATCAACAACGCATGGGGTGAGTATGAAAAAGGTAATAGATTTCGATAAGGATTTACAAAAGGCTATTCAGGATTACGCAGATTTATTTTGCGAGGGTAATTTTAATATGGCAGTAAGGCAGTTAACTAAATCAGGTTTAAATAATAAGGGTAAAGTATGAATCCAGTCCTAGGTAGTTATTACGAGTTAACTGATGATATTGATTTTACTGGTCATTTCACGCTAACAGTATTGATTAAGGTTAGCCACAGAAAGAATAACAAGCGCGGCCGCTTCGGCATTCGAAAGCTAATTAAAACCACAAAGAAAATTGTAATTAATTAAGGGTAAATTATGAATAAATCAGAAGAGTACGTCAAAGCAAATAGAGCACTAAAGCAGTATCAGAAAGATACACGTTTGTTGGTGTGGGTGTGGTCGGTGTTTATTGCGCTAGCTGTTACGGTTGTATTGTCAGGATGCGGGGGATCAACACCTGAGACAGTAAAGGTTGAGCCTATTGAAATAATCAAGCCTGTTATTGATACGCTAGTTATTCATCGTAACACTGAATATAAATACGGCTCAATGGATGGCATACCTTCTGATGCTGAAGCCGTTATAACATCAGTAGTATTCAGTCAGAAAGACAGGGAAAGGCTTTTAAAGTGTAATTACACATGCTTTATCCCTGCGCTATCAGTGATACTTGGAGACGACAAGGACTGTGTTGATTGTAAATTTTTAAATAGATTTCTCGACCCTTACGAAAGCCGTCATGGGATGACTGTATTTCTAGTTATCGAGGATGCCCTGACATTTTCATTTGCTCAGCACTTGGTTGGCGAATACGGTCATTCAAATATTGTTCTTGTTTCATCTAACGAGGAGTTATTGCTTAAAGCTGAATACAACTATCCTTTGGCTATTATAGGCGAGTCTACTGATAGCAATATAGAGTGGCATATAACCAGCAACAGCGAGTGCTCAGCTAGGTGTATTAACCCTAATGGCGAGGGCGTAGGTGAATTTGACGGGACTATTAAAGGCTGATTATGGTGAAATCAAGCAAGCAATAAATAAAAAGGCCGCAATTAAGCGGCCTTTTGCATGTAGATGATCACCCCCTTAGTTAATGTCTAGCTGGGCTCTTACCTGTACTGTTACCAAGATATCGTGGCGTTGATATTGTTCGCTTAGCAAAGCAACCACACTCACACAATGCAACCTTAGTATCATCATGTACAAATCGCTCGATTACACCACCTGATTCACACTGAAAGCTTCTAAACTTCTTCATTAGGCGCCTCTTCCTCTAGGTCAAAGTCTTGACTTCCTGACTCAATCTTAGCAATTTCTTGCTCGACCGTGACACCTGGCGGCAACTTCTCACCTTTGAATAACAAGTTGACGAATGTGTCAAGACTCATACCGCCACCTTGCATCGTTTGTAAGTTAGCTAACATATCTTGTGGATCTATCTTAATATCAACAAAATCACGGTTAACCTTAAACTCCGGCACTGATTGTCCCATCCACTGAGCAACAATCTCAAGCAGTCGCTCGACTGTACTATCAATCGTATTCGCTAGCGTTGATAGTGTGGCTGTTTCGCTTGACGCTTCAATACGTGCCGTCTCTGCTGCTTTCACGTTGTCACTACCGCTAGCCAACATCTTAGCACCTACGCTAGCCATGTCCTGAACCTTGCTGTCGATAGATGCTTTTAACGCGCCTAGTCCGGCACCAGTAAACTCTAGCAATTCAGCTTTAGCGGTTTCATCTTCAATGTGATTAGCTGAGCCTGCACCTATTTTAAGTTGCTTCTTGTTGCCTTCTGAGTCACGCAAGTCACCGAATAAAAACAATGTAGGCAATGCTGTCCAGTGTAAACCATGGCTTTCATCTGTCGATTGCATGTACTGCTTGTGATTGATATTAGCTAAATGTAGCAAAACAGGATCACTAGTTAACTCACCAGCGAATACAAAAGGTAATTCAGTGAAAGCATCGCCACGGATATCAGGCGTCTTGGTATCAACTATCGCCCACTTGCCTTTATCCTCGCGCCATATGTTTTGGATGTAATGGCCAGCTTCATCAAAGGTTAACTCTAAGCATTCGAGTTTAGTCTCTTGCTTGTATTTGTCCCTTTCATCTTGAACCGTATATTCCTGAGTCAATACGATATAAGTATCAGATACATTAATGATTGATTCACGGGCGTATTGCTTGACCACGGCTTTATTGTCGATGAACTCAACTAAATAACCACCAACACCAGCATAAAGTTGTTCCTTAATCATGCCCTCGATAAACTTATTAGCACTTGTTCGCATACCGTCAAAGTCATCAAGTAGATAAGCTAACTTACCAGTAGGCTCAAACATTGGTGGTCTACGCATAATAGCGCCACTGATGGCCAATGCTGTCGGCTCAACTGCTGGTATAACATAGCCTCGCATCAGGTAAGCTTTATAATCAGCGTTGTTTTGACCACCTAATTTTGGTAGGTAGGTGTCTTCTTTAGCCTTAACGGTAAACTCACCATCAGCAAAGTCACGTACCTTAGTTGATTTACTTACGGCTAAATCATAACCATCGTATCTAGTATCTATTGGCATTATTAAAATCCTGTAATATCTAATTTACTTGCTGAGCCTTTTGCGATTATACCAAACTTATGATGTATATAGTAACCAAGGGCATCATTGGGATGGTCGTTATCGTGTTCCTTGTCCGGCTCGCCTTGTTTGTTGTAAATCTGCTGCTCTAAACTGTCGCATGTCTCAGGGCAACTTACCTCATTAACAAAGTATCGCCTTAGCTCGTTAGCATTGCATAGCATAGCCTGAACTGATGCGATTCTATTCTTAACGTAAGGGTTTTTATTCTTATTCTTAACCATGAAAGCTTGCTTTAACTGACTGATATCAGTCTTTGAAGCATCTGAACTCTTTCTATTCTGCCCGCTAGCATCAGGGTAAACGGTTATACGGTGATTAGGATACTTATCTTGAATGACTCTAATCATGCTAGGTGTATCAAGTATACCCATCAACTCATCTACTGCGCTGGTTATTTGATAATCGTTTACATAATCCTCAACATGAACAATAGCTGACATCTTACCAACATTGAAATCCATACCTATGTGAAGGTGATCACCCGACTGAATCTCTCGATTAGTATTATTAAGCTTTCTATCATAGCAAGTGTATACCGCCCCCGATGTAAGGTTAACAAACTCACCATTAACATATGCATCAACTAGGTTAGGAGGGTAAGTAGCGTATAACTTATCGATATAATCATCTGGTAAGTTCTTACGGTTCTTTAATGTGCTTGCTTTAGTAAGGCTATAAAACTTTTTAAGCTCAGGCTTTTCTTTAAGCTGCTTAACAAAGAAGTCATACATCCAGTTAAAACCTTCTGGCGTAGTTGTAAAATCAACCGTGTTAACCTTGTAATCATCACGCACTGAACTCATACGGGCCACTATCTTCTTCCATGCTTTATCCGCTTTCTCCTTGTTCATACAATCTATTTCATCTATTAACGCATGGCTAATATCGAAACCAACAATTCTGTGAGGATGTTCCATACTTCGGCATTTGACTGTTGCATATACATCCCCGCCAATAATAAGCTTAACAGTATGTTCAGACTTATTGATATCAACTGTACAGGGCTTACCAGCGTGAGCGCTAAACTCATCAGCAACTTCCTCAATAGTGTCATAGAATATATCTCTTATCTGTGGGTAGGTTGGTGCAAAGTAACCAAGCTTAATACCTGGATGTCCTGCTGCTAACATCCATAACCTTACGCAACCTATGAATGTCTTACCTGAGCGATAGCCACCTACGAATCCATTAAATGGTTCAGACTTGCCGATAAACTCTGCTTGAGGATAATTTAAATTAAGAGGCATCTATAATACCTATTGCAATAGGCTGAGTAACCTTGTCGTTTTCTTCTTTACTACCTAGCATTGCGTTAAGTGTTTCGATTGCGCCCTTGGCTGCTGCAAGATTCTCTAAGCGTGCATTTCCTTGCGCATCCAAATAAGTACCTATTCCAGCATCATGAATCGCTTTAAGCGCCTTTAATCGCCACTCAACGCTAACAGTGAACTTTTCTTCAGCTATCGCAGTAGCTCTGGATTGCAGTTCATCTATCCTAAGGCTTATATGAGGTTTTGTTCTTAACTTGTAGGCTTGAACGCTCATATGGTCAGGCTTTAAGTCTTGTGAGTATTCTGAATGCTTGTACGCTTGCATTGAATCGCTTTTGTGTAGCACATAAGCCTGTGCAAAAGATTCCTCTTTGCCTGTTAGTTTACGCATCACTAGCCCCGCTAATGTTTCGACTCACCGAGTCTTTATATTCGTAGTGAGGAACTATTAATTCCCCACTGATTTAATTGAAGTTTTTATTTAGCCTGTCAAATTGATATGCACTGTTGCACCACCTGTAATAACAGCTCTAATACCACATGCTGGTAAATTAACGTCAAATGGTCCGTTATTCAATGAATCAGGGATAGTTAGCATACCCTCATCACTAACACTGTACTGTATATCAGCAGTACCACCGTTAGGGGTAATCTTAATATTATAAAACCCCATGCCTATTCTGTTTTCTACGTTATGTAATAACTGCATTTATACGTCCTTAGTTTGTTTAGGTTTAAAGTCTGGATGATTAGCATGCGCCCACTTTAATTGTGCTTGTGAGAATATACCCATTTTAAAGTTAGGCTCCTGCGCTGCTAGCCCCGTTAACATAGTACTTAGCTCAATAGTTGATAACCCAACTTGCTCAGGGTCGTTGGTAGGATTAAACCCTAATTGATCTACCCTATTCTTTTCGCGTGGTGATGCGAGTATCTGTGCTTCAGTTAACCCAACAAGTGTTACCTTGCCGTCAGCATAAAGAGCACCTGTCCAATCTGCGTTTACTGTGTACATTACTGCGTATAAAACCACGGTACTCTCCTTATGCTATTTCTATTTTACGTTTGACTGATATGTCAGACAGAGTACAAGTAGACAAACCTGAGCCCCTAGTCCACTGAATATTGGCAGAGCCTGCTACTAACGTAGCGCTTGTAATACCTGTTGTGGTAAAGACATCTTGGTCTATATCAGCAAACACCTTCATATTACCAGTGATGGCATCAACACTAAATACGGTTAAGTATATTGAGCCAACAGTCAATACACCGTCTCTCATTGTGTTAAATGAGCCATCGCCATTGTACGTGTAACTGCCGCCACCATCGTCCACCCAGTTAGATTGAAGTATTGGTGTATTGTCCCACAACTCCTGACCTATCCAACTACCATCTATTAACGTGTATTGCTCTCTCTGTGCGTCTGGTATGTTAACGTATGTTATAGCGTTAGTTATTGAGCGAGCTGTTATTCCTGCATCTATCTCTACATAGTCGCCAGCATCATGCCCAGTATTTATAGTGCCTAAATACATGGTTGTAGCCGTTGCTGTAAATAAGCCATCTAAGCTCACTAATCCATCGCCTTCCGACTGAAGTATATCAGATTCACTAAGGCCTTGAGTCGTACCCACCCTGATTCTGATTGTTATGGCTGGATTGTTGGAGGTTGCAATCACTGCAACTCTATACGCTTCACCTACAGTTAAACCTGTAAGCGCTGTTGATGCGCCGAATGTAGATGTAGAACCTGCTGTCGCTCGAAGCTTACTACTTACAGCTGATATAGTTGCCGTACCTCTTGCGTCCAACCATCCAGCAGTATTATCAAATACATTATTGGTTACTAACTCACTCCCAAACACATTCTCAGCAGGGTACTCAACATTACCCGTTGCTAGCCCTAGTGTGTTAGATGTAGTTACACCTGATATAGTTGCAACAGCGTTAGCTAAGATTCCGCTGTAGAAGTCGACCAGCGTATATCTCGAACCCATAAACCCTAGCCTAGCCGCTGCTGTAAATGTTATTTTAGCGTGATGTAAAGCACCATCAACAGGGTGTAAGTCACCAGTAACCTTTATTACTCCATCAACCTCTAGCGTCATATTTGACGCATTAATTGTATAATCAGAATTCCTAAACAATAAAAACGACCTGTCATCAGCGGTGTCACCGTCTGTTAGGTATTCATCAGAAGTTACTGCACCAGTAGGAGCTAAGAAATCAAACTCATATGTATCACCAGCTTGAAACACTAATGTATTAGCGTAAACATAATGTGATTGCTGAACAGCGTCTAACTGCGCGAAGTATCTACGAATGAATGAGGCTAAGGGGTTTACCATCGTACTAACCATTGAAGGCCGTACCATGCCAGTTACCATACTTGTAATCATTTACTACCCCTATTTTCTCATGTTCATTAAGAAGTAAAATGCAAGTATACCATTCATTGCTACATTAACGTTACTTGCCATAAACTCAAGTATATCACCAGCAAATAATGTTGCCCCTTCTATACCCATAAATCGACCACAACCCGCGGATACCGTCCACGTAAAAACAAGCATTAACCATGCAATAGTGTATGAGCCTGCAATAAATCGCCTCATAGGTGATTGGTGCTTAGCTACCTCAGCGTGCTTTAATATAAACTCTGCTTGTTGTGCAGGAGTCCAATCGGTGCCAGCAATGCGATCAACTATCTTCATAGCTGTATTGCCCACACCTTCAAAGCCGAATATTGATTTTAAGCCTGCCCAGAACCCCATTAGAAGGCCCCCTCTATTTCTTTATATACATCGTGCATCATAATAATTGCTGGGTTTTCTCTATTCAATTCAATAGCACCCGAGTACAAGCCGCCCATAGCAACAGCTAAAGCGGCCGCACCGATTAAAACCTGCATCCATGTTGCGTGCGCTGCCTTTTTCTTGGCCTCTTTCCATTGATCGTGCGTTACCACATCAAAGTCGCTACGACCTTTTTCTATCCTGATTAACTCATCAAGCTTTAATCCGTTTTCCATTGTTAAATGGCTGTTAATACGAAGCTCTGCAATCATTTCGTTATGCTTTGGCGATGCTGCTGACTCTAATGACATGTTACCACCTTCCCGTTTTTGTTCGTGTGTCGATATGGGTGAATGTTTCGTAACTGCCAATACCATACATATCCATATACATTAGCTCTAAGTGCTTTTGAACCTCTTTAGGCTCTACACCTTCGATTTGTATATCCGCTGCTCGCCCTTTGATATGGCAAGATGTTTCAGCGCCACCGATAGCTTTATTATAAGACGGACACCTATTCCCTGATGTTATGCGAATAGGCGCCTTAAACTTATCTCTGAGCATCTGAAGAACTTCTATCAACTCAGCGTCAACAGTGTCGTAATCGCATTTACCGCATTTACATTTAAACTCTGAACGATAGAAATTCTTAGATAGTTTCATTAGGGAAAGCGTCTCGTTAAGTCGTTTTCAGCACATGCTACTGCGCAATCCAACGGTGCCATATTACTAGCTAGTATAGCCTGAATCTCTGGGTGCTCCAAATCTACAACCAAAACGTCAGTATATACGCCATCTTCTTCAACTTTTAACGGTCGTGAGCGATAGCCGTCAATTTGAGTTTGATGGTTATACCAATAGTTTGTATTGTAACTGATGCCTTCGACTTTATTTGTGACTGAGTATCCGTCAGTTGTATTTGTAGCTAGTGCAGTTGTTTGCAGCGAGCTAGATACTCCATAGATTGCAGCGTATGCACCATCCATTCGACCAAATTGATCTACAATAGTGCATGTTAGTGTTTTGACTTGTGGTGTCATAGTTTATTTCCTTACGGGTTAAGTTGATTGTCGTCGTGTAACTGACCTAGTGTAACATCTGGGGTCGGTGAGTCTCCATCAATAATATTTAACTCTAGCGCCTCTTTTTCATCCGTAAGTAAATCCATTAGCAAGTCATCAAGTCCGCTAATCTCTAATACTTTCTCTCCTACCTGATGCTTAACTGTAGGGTCAATGTCTGGCATATCTTCATGCGCCCATAGTTTTTTAATTACGCCTAGTGCTTTTTTGTTATCAGTTAATCGCTCGCCACCGAAAGATATGGCATTATCAGCCGCAAAGTCAATAAGCAAGTCAGAAGATGTAATCTCCTTTGCTTTATTGATTAACTCATCAGTCAATGGCATTAACTCAAAATCAACACCTTCAACAGTAAAGTCTACTGGTAAAAACTTTAGCGCTTGCTCTAAATAATTACTTACATTTAACATATTCATTACCCCGTTAGTTAAACCAGCGTCGAAATCCGACGAAAGCCCCTTTATCAGAATAATATGTAATTAAGCTGATATCAGTATTAAGCGCATAACCTGCCCCGATTCTATAACCGAGTTTAGCCTGTGCACTGTTGTAATTTATCGACGTAAAGCCTGACCATCTTCTATCGTAAAAGCTGCCATGCAATCCATATTCAAACTCTTTACTGCCTGTTCGATCAACAGTACCCATTACACGAAAATAGTTGTTATTCCATCCTGTGCCGATACCGTATGATGATGCTCCTTCACCAAGCTCTGCGCGAATATAAACAGGCCCGTAAGCATTCATGTTGACTTGCATGCTTAAACCGTCGCGATAACCTATGTCAGCGTATCCATCACTACATACAGCTCCTGTGTAAGTTAGGATTGTTAACATCAACACCAATCTTATTGCTTTTCTTAAAATCATTTTCAAACTCCAAGCACTTATCGCATACACCTACTAGCTTCTTGTCCCTGTCATCAGTCCAGTAATGATTATCTCGTTTTGGGATCAGAAAAGCCGCCTTAACAATTTTGGGCGGCTTATTGAGTAGGCAATTAAAACACCACACTCTGAGTAGGCTTGTTTTTTTAGTCATTCATCCATTATACAGTATTGATTATTACTTAACAAAAGTTCCCCAAATTAATGTAGCTACATACCAAGAATTAGCCCTGAACCATCGACCCTCACTAAGCAATATTTCACGTAAAACAGTGCTAGCCTTTAAGTTTGTGCATTCTGAACCGTCTGAAAAGCATTTATTACGCTTCAGCACATCATGCATTAACCAGCCAAATGAGTTGATATCCTTTGCCCCGGTAGCTCCGTCATATGGCGCGTCGGTAATATGAATTTCAACGCGCTTCTGGTATCGCTCGCTAAAATAAGATTTATGCTTAATTACCTGGTAACGCCTTCTGTACCACTTAGACCCTTTAGTCTCCATTATGTATTTGTAGATTGATTCTTTCATGCCTACCTCGTTAATAAAGCTTATTTAAATACCTTTCATACTGCGCCTTGTATTTACTTAGCGAGCGATTATGTCGGTGCTTTCCTGCGAATATCGGTAGTATAGGAGAAAATAAAATCATAACAGGCAACTGAACAAACCACCCTAACTCAGTAGAAAGTCCGTCAAATAACTTTAACTCTGCAATGATTCTTTTAGGAAACACCTTGTACTGCCATAATATTTCCCTGAACAATCCACGAGTTACAACAGCCCTATCGCTATTACCTTCAGGATCGTAAGTGTCGTTATTTACTGGCTTATCTAATTCGCTCTTCAGGTAATCATCAAAGCAAAGCTCTGTAATACTATCTTTCATGATACTGCCTCAGCCTTAGGTATTGCAATCACTCTAAAGGCTTCGTTCTTTGTGATTAAGTTTTTAGCGTTAGAGAATTTAAACGGGCATACTGCTTTTACTTCATCGTTTGATATAGTGATGATTCCCGTCTTCATATCGTTATCGCTTTTAACCGCTGTAACATTGCAGATATCACCAACAAAGAATCTACTGTTTTTTCCTACTGCTAAGCAGCGAAGTTTTATCTGCATCAGGCTTCTTCCTTATTATCAGGTGTTCTAGGTTAGGTATAATTATAACAGGTAACGGTATTCGTTTTAACATTATACTCCTTATGGCGATAGTGTTTAGTTATCGCCCTTGTTGGTTACTTTTCGCTTATCGAACCAGATAGTCCGCCTATAATGACGATCCCTAAATACCCACCAGCAACCCATCCCCAACTCTTAACCTCTAACCCCCACCCGTGATACATTACAGCAATAGATAATACCATAGTCAAAAGCGTCAAAAATAGCGTGCTTAATAATTTACTCATTTTATCTCTCACTTAATTTAATTGTTAAATACCATACCAGCAGGTCATTACAACCCTGTCCGATATACTTACCATGATACAAGTCGTAAAACGCAGCACCAATAAATAATGGCTTTCTGCAAAACTTACATCGTCTATCAGTGTGTGTTTTAGCTATATTCATGTTATAGCGTCCTTGCTTGTTGTTTAGTTATTGTTGATTAGAAAGGCACGTCATCGTCAAAATCAATTGATGGTGCTTGTGGGTTTATAGCTGGCGCTTGCTTCTGAACAAACCCTGCCGCTGCTGCCTGTTGTGTTGCTTGTTGTTGAAACTTAGCTGGAGCTTGCTGGTTAGGAACAAACCCGCCATTTTGTTTAGGCGCTTGCGGCACTGCTGCTTTCAACTCATTCAAGCCATAAAATATTTTACCGTTACCTATGATTGGCATTTGAACGCCACCTTCACGTTCCTCTTTACTGCATGATTGAGTTGCAAATCCATGATCGCCATATTGGCCTTCGTTTTCAGGATCTAAAAACATAGTAATGTCTACATACAGTGCGCCTGATTGGGCTGCAAAGAAACGCGCTTTATCTAATTTTTTCACATCTAGTTTGATGTTAATTCCGATCTTGCTCATTTTATTTATTTCCTATATTGGTTGATTGTTTATATTAAGCTTATTACTTGTTCTTTTATTTTTCCGGTTAAATTCGGATCATCAATTGTTGTTTGTTTACTTTTTATTGCCTCAATCCATGAATTTACAGCCTCGCTAGTTTGTTGTATTTCGTAAGCTTCTGCGTCAGCTTCAGACATTGTTGCTTCGGTCGGTATAAAGAAAGATTGAAATGCAGCGTACTTCAGAGCGATAGACATCGCCTTATTTGTCGCCTTGTCGCCTGAGTCCATTGCCTCACCGATAGTTTGCACGGTGTGCTTGCTGCCGTCTTTAGCTGATACAAAATCAAACTCAGCATCAACAGTCACATAAAAAACTGTACCTCCATTCTTGGTTAGCTTCTCTGTAACTGTTCGATTCTTAATTCTAGGTAAAATCAACAACTCATGCTTAGCAAGCAATGGAGCTAGCGCGTTGTAAACCGCATCTATCCCTCTAAACTGCCAGCCTTGAGACTTATTCTTTGAGTCTTTACCTATACCAGTACTGGCCATCTCCCCAATTATTGCTGCTATTGATTTATAAACTTCCATTAAAATACCCTCTCCTCTTTTTCTAGTTTATCAATGGCTGCGCTAGCTTTATGTAGTGCGCTTTCGAAGTCGTCACACTCAAACGCTTTGAATTCATTTTCCTTTTCAGGGTCATCGTGAATAATTTCAACCTTGATAATCATATTCTTCTCTCCCTTGTTTCTTTGTACATATATTCAGCGTATGCCTTTGAACAATCAGCAGCACTGTAAGGCTTACCCTCTAATTCAATCATGTATTGCTTAGTGTTAATTTCACGTAAAGCTGAATGATACCAATCAACCATGTTACTAGCCGTGTAAAACTCTTCAGCTCCACCTAACGAAGTAAAATCAATCATAACTACCTTTGCCTTTAGCGTTTCCATATGGTCGATTATTTCACCCCTACGTAACGATAGGAACTCCAAATCAACACCGAATGTAGGTAGCTTGTAATCATATTGGTTACGTTGAAACCAGTATTTAATTTTACGGATTTCTAATTCGTTCTCTTCGTGTTTATTCATTAAGTCTCTCCGTGTTGTTGATGATTGAATCTTAGCACAATGATTGAACACTGCAAGTACTTTTTAAGTATTATTTTAGTACTTGATACTTTAACTGTTATGTATTAGTATTATTGAAAATCAATTAAGGGTAACAACAATGAAAGAGAAAAAGTATAAACCGAAGAATCACGCGAAGATGTATGCACCAGACAATATCCTTGATGCACTAAAGGAAACAGCTAAAGAACAAGGTATGTCGCAAACTCAATTCATGTTACTAGCTGTTAAAGCTAAAATTAAACAGGTGAATAAATAATGATTACATCAACAGGAACGGGCATATTTTACAAACCAACCAACAAAGGGAATAAATAAAATGAACGAGGAATCAAAAAAGAAAGCATGGCTCGGGCTTACAGAGTCAATAGCCGCAAACCAACGAGCTATAAAAACTCAAGTAGCTAGTGAATATTCTTTTAATGAACTAATGAAGGAGCTTAAATCATGTCAATAAACACTTTACTACCAACCGAAATAGCACGCCACATCCAAAACACTAACCCGCCAAAGGTTACGTTAACATCATCACATGGAGTTGCTTATAAGTCTGTACGTGAGCGTAAAGAGGCGTTAGCGATTAAAGCTTTGGAAAGTAATCAGTATGATTGGTCGCATTGCCAAGACATTCACTAGTTAATACTTAAATAGATAAACCCCTTAATTGGGGTTTTTTATTGACTTGAATTTAACACATAAAAAAGCCCCGCATTTTACTGCGAGGCTTTACCAACAAGAGGAACATAAATGAGAGGAACCAACAACACACTTATACCCCATCATAACACACTTTATTCCGGTTATTTACTTAAATCATCAATAAGCTTATTAACGGATTTGGCAAATGTCGATTCAACCGTGTAGCGCTTGCTATCCTCTCTAGCTAAAATTATGAATTCAGGGTTTGCTATTGCCGTGAGCATAAGTTGCTGCCTAAAAGTTAATTCTTCTTTCATTTTATAATCCCTCTATTATGTTTTATTTACTAACTGCTTGAAACATTGATGACATCTTAAGGTGTTTAATATTCTTACCTTTAACAGCCTTTGACATTGATAGCAAGTAAGCAGAAAGTCTATCTCCGGCATCCTCTGGCGTTGACTGAGGTGACATATCATTAATCAACATTTGAGCTGTCCAGCAATCTGAGTGCACATCTTTTTCAAATATAGCAACTGATTCATAACCAGTACCTTTTTTAATATCAATCATTCCGTGAAAGTTAATTGTAAACTTACCAGCTTCTGCTTTTCTTAATTGTATTGAACTCATTTTATAATCCCTCTATTTATAGGTCTTCGTACTCTTCTTCAATATTATTAACAACAACCTCGTACTCTCTAGCTGTCAGATCACCACTTTCCAAATCTTCATACGCCTGCTCAAGCGAGTACATTTTATTTATTTCCGTCTGTCTCATTTTATAATCCCTCTTTGTTATTTAATTTTTTGCTAAGTAATTCAGATGGTGACTTGCCACCGATTATGTCGTGATACTCTCCATCAACCATGTACTGCAAGAAATAGTGCTTAGCTTCATCAATTGCCTGCTCAATAGTTGGAGCATCAACACCCCACAAACCCTTAATACAATCGACAGTAACTCTTCCTTTTTTTACTTTTACCTTCGTGCATTTTTCAAACTTTTCAAATTCTGATAATTCTTTCATTTTATAATCCCTCTTTGTTATTTAATTGTATCTGTTTCTTTTCGTAATATGCTATTGTTTACCTCTGTTTATTTAGCGTAAGCTCTATTGATTGCTGCATTCTCAATAAGTTAGCTCGGCTTGTTACATCAAAATCAATTTGGATACTTTTACCCTCATAATCACCAGTTAACGTAAAGTAATACTCGCCATCTTGTTCAAGTAAGTGCATAGTTTGAACGCCTGAGCTATTCTTAGCGTACATATTAAATCTAACCTCGCTGCTATTCATCTTATAATCCCTCTTTGTTATTTAAAAAAATGTTTTCGTCTTTTCCAGTAAGTGTTATTAAATCCACCGATTAATTTTTCACAAGCAGCCCTAGATTTATTGCATATAAATCCACTGCCATCTGGTGTGCCTTGATAAACTAAAAATGAATCATCACACTTGAACTTAACTACGAAAACCTTTCCGTTAACTTTTATACTAAATCTTGGGTTATCATTTGAGTTATCCATCATTTTACAAAGGTAAGGCTGATCTGACTTAACCCCAACTTTAACAAGCTCACTATCATCACTTACATATCCATAAACGAAAAACTTTACACCTTTACTAATATATATAGCATTTGCATCAATCATTTTATAATCCCTCTTTGTTATTTAGATAATGCCGTTACTTACTAAAACTTGATGCCAAGTCCTTTCAGTTTCTTGCTTTCTTTCTTTTAACGTTGCTTCAGCTTCGTTTATGTCCATGCCGAAGTGCTCTTTAAATTCAACCCTTGTTTGTAGGTTGCTTTTTGTATCCTGAATACTGTGATTTTTGTTGTTGCTCATCTTCCTTTCCCTTATCTTCGTAAGCCGTTATTGCCGCCTGAGCCTCTAAAGTATTTACATCTTCAAAGTAACCATTTTCAAGTGTCATATATGCAGTTCCATCCCCCCCATTACGGTTTAACCTAACGATTGCTTCAGTGTAGTTGTAAGGCACATCCTTGTTGTAAACTTTTTCGCGGTACAATCCAATCCATACGTCACAATCTTGCTCTATTTGACCAGTGTCGCGGCTATCTGATGGCATAGGGCGCTTATCATTACGAGATTCTAATCCACGGTTTAGCTGTGTTAATAGTAGTATCACGCATCCGAGTTCTTTAGCTAATAATTTAAGCTGCTTTGTTATCTCACCATATTTTAAATCGTTCCGTTCTGCTTCTTTATCGCTACCCATTAAAGTTAGGTAATCAATAACAATTAATCCGTGCTTGTGAATGCGCTGCTGCTTTCTAACTTCTGATTTAATGAATCCGATAGTTATACCGCCTGTGTCACATATTGCTATTTTAGTTTGTGCAAGCTCCATATTATCGTTTCCGACACTATCCCAGTATCCAGTGTTATCCATTGGTATAGTGTAAAAGTTGTTACTGTTGCTTTTGGTTTTTTCGCTTAGCATTCTTTCCCATATATCCACTGAGCGCATCTCAAGTGAGAATACCGAAACTCCTTCGTTACGATTCATTAAATAATGACAAACCATTTTTGTAGCCAAGAAAGTCTTGCCCATTTTTGGACGAGCTCCAACTACCACTAGTGATCCTGGCTTAACTTGTTTAGGCTTCATTAGTTCGTCAAGTTCAGCAACCCCGAGATCATAAACGTGTGAGTTACCGTTTTTAAAATCATCTATATCATCTAGCCATTCGCCAGCAATATCTAAACCGCTTTTTAATCCTTGAGTTTTTCTAGAGTCAATAGATTCTAATATGCCTCCTATAACGGATTCCGCTAAGCCGATTCTTTGCGCGATAGTCCCGTTGACATGGTTTGATATTATATCTTGGAGATCTGCCATTTTAGATAGCGCATATCTCTCGATAGCAGCGTCTTTGATAGTTTGAGTGTACTGCCTGAACACTTCTGTGTTGCAGCCATGTGAGTAACAACGGTCTACTTCAAAAATATCTATTTCGGTATGTTTATCAAGGTAACTAGCGACTGATAGCTGATCAAACTGTTTTTCACTGAGTGTTAATGTTTTAATTGCCTTGTAAATCTCACTGTGAACACGGCTAAAAAACGAGTTAGGCTTTAATGTTCTTAATACGTGACTAGCAATGTCTGAGTCGGAATTGTTTAATCTCATCAATCCACCAAGAAGCGATTGCTCCATTTGAAATTCTTTATTCATCGTTGTATCTCTCTTGATTTAGGTATGTAGTTGGCATAGGGATAAATTCTTTTTTTATTTCTTTGTATGTCGTTGTTGAGTGATCACAAATGTTATCCATGAATACAACCAAATCCCCTTCGCTCATTCCTTTTATCTTTTTGTTAAATAGTTTTTCAGCAGTTATCTTTGCTTCTTTCTTTGGATACCTAGACCACCAAAAATCGAAAGGTGTTTGTTCTGCTTGCTGAACAATATCTTTATTGTTAGGAGTAGTGTTAGGAGTACTGTTAAGAACGAGAGACTCTCTGTCGCCTACTAACCGACTCTCTGTCGCCAACTGGGGACTCTCTGTCGCCTCAGGTTCCTGTAACCGACAGAGTGACACCCCCATTTCATCACCAGACAAAGTATATAAAGACGGTCTGTTTGATCTTCTTTCAACTGTTAAAATACCCATCTTTTCCATTTCAGCTATCTTTCTTTGAAAAGTCTTCTCGCTCATACCGCAAGAGATTGCCATTTTTGATATTGAATAAAAACTAAATCCATCATCATCGGCATTGTTTGCTAGTTGAAGTAGCGCCAGCTTAAGGGGTGCGTTTACTATTGGCGTGTCCCACGCTAGAAACGTGTATTTGGCGCTCATTACTTAGACCTCGCATCGTTAATTAAAACCAAGTCGATAGCCTTATCAACGTCTCTTGCGGCCATTGCTTGTATCTGCGCTAAACCTAACTTCATAGCTGCTCTTGCTACCTTGCTAGAATCAGTTCCTACAACAGCTACTACATCTTTAATCTTTAATGCCTGTGTATCGCTAAACTTAATCGGTAAAACTTTCATATTTATATTCTCGTTCGTTAATGATGGTTGAATTATGGCACAGCTATTATTGTATGTAAACACATTAATGCCTATTATCGTACCTACAAATATATTCACAAATGTATTGACACATTAAACAACACGCGCTAATATTTACCCCATCAACAACGCAAACAACTAACGAGAAATAATATGAAAACTTATCGAGTAACTTATAAAAACAACTTTGCTAGACAGTTATTAACACTTGAAGCTAAAGACGAAGCTCAGTTATTAAGATTACTTGATATGCGTTGCATCAATGAATCACAAATCGTTTCAATTAAAGAAGGTTGCTAATAATGAAAGTTTTAATAGCGTGTGAATACTCAGGAAGGGTAAGGGATGCATTTACAGCAAAAGGTCATGATGCTTTAAGTTGCGATCTCCTTGGGTCGGACTCTCCAGGTAAGCATTACAAAGGCGACATGTTTAATTTAGATCTTGAATCGTTTGATTTGATTATCGCGCATCCTCCTTGTACTTTTTTAACTGGGTCGGCAGAATGGGCTTTTGATGATAAACCAATGATCCAAGGCAAACCAAGAAACATCAAACCAGGAACATTAATCGGAGATGCAAGGCGCAAAGCTAGAGAAGATGCTTTGTTATTTGTTGATAAGATATGGGCACTGCCTGTAAAGAAAATTTGCATTGAAAATCCAGTGGGTGTAATTACAAAAAGATTACCTCACATGGGTAAACCTCAATATATATAACAATATTGGTTTGGTGAAAACGCTAGCAAAAAGACGGGATTGTGGCTAAAGGGCTTGCCAAGGCTAACTCCAACAAATCAAATTGAAGGGCGCATGGTTTGTTGTGGTCAGGTTGTTACCGATCGTTACGGGTGCCCTAACTGCTGCGGTGATAAAAATCCAGTTTATCGGTGGGACAATCAAACTAATTCAGGGCAAAATAAATTACCTCCTTCAAAAGATCGGTGGAAAATAAGAAGCACGACACCGCAAGGTATAGCTAACGCAATGGCTGATCAATGGGGATAGTAAGCGATTTAAACAACTAACAGCGCTTAGCGCAAGAGGAACTGAATAATGTTAAACATGAAAGCACTTAGAAGAATTAAACCGTTAGGCTGTGTAGATGATTACATAGCAGGTCATGGCGAGAATGGCAGACTAAATAAAAGCACCTTGGAAATTGGGCAGGAGTATCGAAAAGCAGTATATGATTTTTTACTGGATAACGGTGCGGCAACTATCGGCACTATATCGGTGATGTTGAATATTAATGTAAATCTTCGTCCTGCCATTGGTCGTAGTCGTCGCATTACGTATTACAGCCTGGCAAAGGACGTTATCAATGAAAAAAGATAAAACAAAGATAGTGTTATTATTGAGTGTGACTGTTTTTTGGTATGGTTTTTATTTGGCATGGGGTGTGTTATGAGTAGAGTAATTAAGTTTAGAGCGTGGGGAGATAGAAACAAAGTTATGACAACGCCATATATTTGGCTTAACGATGAAAACCTAGTTGGCCAGTCGATGATTAGTGCTCCTAGTCATGTAATGCAATTCACAGGGTTAATCGATAAGAATGGTGTTGAGATTTATGAAGGTGATATTACCAAAACTGTTAGTGAGATGTTGCGGCCTTTCGATCGCTCTGTAAAAACACGAACAGGTGAGTATGTAACAAAATTCAGAGAGATTGAGTACAAGACTAGCAAGTCTAGCTTTGGGTTTGTTGATTCTTGCATGACTGGCATCAGTCAAAAACACGCAACTAAATGGCTAGAGGTTGTAGGTAATATTCACGAAAACCCTGAGCTATTAAAGTGAAAATCAACTTAATCAAAACTAACGAGGGCTCTTTTATCCCATGCGATGAAGAGTCTCAGATTAAAATGGCAAAGTTTAAAGTCGGAGTTATTCATAGTCACGATGTAAAGGTTAATCAGAATTATCGCTTACACTCTAAACTGTTCGGCTTCTTTGCTTTCTGTACTAATTACTACTACGGAGATATGGAGGCTCACAAAGACGAATACAGCGTGTTATATGTTCGCAACAAGCTAACTGTCATTGCAGGGTATTTTAAGCAGCAGTATTCGCGTGACGGTACTAGCTTTGAATTAATACCGCTAAGTTTGAAGTATGAAAAGATGACGCCTGAAGCTAGGCAGGATTTTTACAGTAAGATCATCGATGCTGCATTAAAGCGAGTATTTGATAAGACGACTGATGAGAATGTTTTAAATCAATTAAGAGGATGGTTCTAATGACTATTACAGATAATCTAAAATACTATTTACTATTGCTAGCTGGGTTTGTTGTTACTGCCATCGTGATGTTTAGTGTGATTAAATATGTAGAGGTAGCTTATGGCTAACAGTAAAAGAAGGTGTCGCGAGTGTAAGAAGTACTCTGCTTTTGAGTGCGGCATATTTTTAAATAACGCTTACTACTGCGATAGAGAATGTATTGTTAGATATGGAATGGCTAACAAGGAAAAAGGTAAACGAATAAAGCATCGCGAACAAAAGCGTGAGTATGTAGCTAATAAACTAACTACACGTAAACGTGCGGCTAAGGAAGCTTGTCACTTATACATTCGCACCAGAGATAAGGGTAAGCCGTGTATTTGTTGCGGGGAGCCTTTAGGTGATTCTTTTCATGCCGGTCATTTTTGGGAGTCTGGTAACTTTTCGTTTATCAGGTTTAATGAGGATAATATTCACGGGCAAAAGGAATCTTGTAATACCTACAAAGGTGGTGATTCAGGGTTTTACCGTCAGAATTTGATTGAACGAATAGGATTAGAAAGGGTTCAGTATTTAGATGATAACCGCAGCAATAAAACAAAACTTACTGCTGATGATTACCGAGAAATTGAGGCCGAATATAAAGTTAAATTAGAAGAGTTAATAAACAAAGGCTAGTGACGGCTAGCTAATTTGTGCCGCTATCATCCTTGTAGCGGCTTTTCTATTTAGAATATTGGTATACAGTTTTGTTTATTTGGTCTAGTACCCATATATCACCGTCTTTTGATGCTAAGTCAGAAGGTAGCTGCGACTCAGCAGCAACAGAGAATGATTCACCCGTGTCTGAGCCGTCTAATGTGTACCTTCTTGCTGCGTCTTCTGCACTGCCAACAATCCAAAGGTTGCCGTTATGTGAGTCAATTGACGCTGGAGTTTGTTGCACCGAGTTTGCGCTATAACTACTTCCCGTGTAGCTCCCTGTTGAAGTGTATTCGTAAAATTTATTAACAACGCCAACCTCATTTGACACCATCCAAAAGTGTGTACCGTCCCATCCTATACCTCTGGCATTGGAGTTTTCCCACACCCTGAAGTGTACGCCAGTGTAGGTGCCTGCCGTCGTGTATTCGTAAATCTCAATACTGCCACTATCTAAAACCCGCAAGTTTGTGCCGTCAAATGTTATCGTAACTGGTGAGTTTGCCTCATCGCTTACGTCAAAAAAGAAATTATCATACGCGCCTGCCGCTGTATACCTTCGCACAACTCTATTCGTACTATCTACCACCCAAAAAAAACCACCTCCCCACGTCAGTCCTGTTGGGTTTGTAGTTATATTGACACTAAAGCTATTTCCAGTGTATTTAAAAGCACCGACACCACCAGCTATAGCCCCTATCATGAAACGTCTGCGCATAATTACACCCTTTGCCAGATTGTCGGTGACACCTTAGTAAATCCGTTCACCCCGTCAGCGTCGCTAAGTGCGTCATTTAATCGCATAGTGTCAGTGCCTAATACAGCAACACCGACAGATCCTGCACCAAGATTAAGCGCGAACACTTCAAATTCATCAACTAATCCGTCAGGGAATGTGAGTATTAAATCTGATGCGCTATTAGCAACCAAGTTAACACCGTTATCCTCTGTTTTTACAAGGTACGCAGCAGGCACCGTTCGATTTCTTGCAGGGAATAGCTCATTATTCAATGTATTTCCGTTTATTGACCTACCACCGCCAGAGCCGCTAATTGTCATAGTTACATTATTGTGAGTGTTGTTGTTGTACTGCAAAGAGCCGTCAGCCGTAGCGTTATCAAATATTTTTACTTCTCCGCCCCTTAGATTGTTAGATTCTATATTTATAATATGTTTATTGTTGATTGTGCTAAAACTATTCGATTCAATTATATGACTACCGTCCCAGTTAACATCAGCATTACTTAGTTTTATTCTAACTGTTGCAGTGCTTGCGGTTAGTGAATTCAAATCAATAAACGCACCTGTATTCGTTTGGCCTGTATGATCTCCACCTGTAATACTCAACAATCCCGAAGCCCCGTCTTCAGGCGCTACTCTAAACCCTGTATTATCAGTATCAGTGTGATTAAGTATTATGCGTTGGTCTGCATTGAATGCGGCAATAAGTGCGGATGTTTCATTTAGTATCTCACCTCCGTTCATCGTCAAGTGACCACTAGGGATAGGGTTAGTAACAAATCTTTTAAGCACACAGTTTGCAGCTACCGTTTCATACCCCCTCATATTGTTACCATGCAAGGTTACTGTCTGCATATCAATTTCACAATTCGTTATCGTGGCGTTGACATCGCTAGTTAAATTTAGCGCGTTATTGATGTTTAACCCGTTACTATACGTGCTATCGCTTGACTTAAACCCAGCCCAATGAACGCTGCACTCATCAATTGTTGAGTCGTTTATAGTTAGGTCACTCGTAGGGAATGTAAAATCGTTAGCGGTTAATTTAGACGCAGTCACATTGGTTAAAATCTTTTTGCGCTTGCTTAGGTTAGAGCGGTTTGTAAGTGTTATTTCACCTGCGCAGACAAAGTTTTCCAGTACTAGCCCGTCATCATTAAATAATGCGTTGCCATCATTGCCGATACTGGCAGTCTCAACCACATTAACATCGCGCATAGTTAAATCTGAAACGAAGTTCTCACAAAAGAACTGCGTTAAATTAGAGTTATCAACTGTAATTCGTTTAGCTGACTCTCCAAAAATAGCATCACTGTTAGCAATTGACATCAAACCCGAAATACCCGAAAAGTGTATGTCGTGTTCGAATTGCCCGTGGGTAATGAAGCTACCATTTGCTGTTGAATAATCATGACTGTTGGTGACTGTGCCGTATGCTGAGCCTGTAGCGTCAACCAAGTGCCTAGCGCCTGAAGCGCCCGAAGCCTCTGTAGTAAACCGCTGCGAATACTGCCATTGGACACCGTACCCTTCGCCACCTCCAACACTTCTTGGGTGTCTAACCTCGTTCCTTGACTCTTTACAGTCCATCGTCCATAGCGCATGAAGCATTGGTAATCTACCGTCAACCCATAGTACATTCTCAAGTAAGCAGTCTTTTGCATACTTGAAAACCACACCACAAGCCCACTTCGTTTCGTCTAATGTTGTCGATTCATCTATCAAAGTGAAACTCTTAAATACGACATTTTTAGCTGGGGTTGTATCGTAGTAATACATTGTGCTGCCTGATGGTATATCCCACCCTAATTTGTAGTCACACTGAAGCATGTGATCAACAGCGTTTCTTGTCCAAGTAGTTAATATTTGGCACAAGAAGTTTTGAGGGGCAAAATAGTTAGGTGTTGAGTAATCACCCGTCGACAGTATTATGAAATTATCCTGCACAAAGCTTGTAGGCGTTGTTATAGGGTAATTAACCGCTGTACCGTCAAGGATAACACTTGATGTAACCACCGACTCAATAAGCCCGTTAAGTGTACCTGTGGCATTAAATACACCAACGTCACGTCCAATACCTGCGTCTTGAGTGACATCGTTACCCGTCCATTTTATTGTACACCCTCGACCATCAAAAGTAGTATTGTTAGCGGCAAAAACTGGCTGGCTTATTATGTAGGTCTTTAGCGGGTCTGCAACTATATGCCTCCCCTCCACCGATAAAGCAGAAATAAATGCCTGAGTATCATCGCCACCACTACCGACACTGTTACCGAATAAATCAACAATAGAAGTAGGACCATCAGTTAAGTCAATAGATGGCTCTACTATATTTCGCCCACCCTCATCAATAACAACGTCATAAATCCCGCTTGTTGCCTTGAAAACATAGTTGCCATTTGCGTCCGTGACGTGTGGATTAGATATTTGACCGCTGTTAATGTTGTATATTACCGCTAAAGCACCCTGACCAGGCACTGGTAATGATGCCAGTCTTACGGTTACGCTAACCCCTTCAGCAGCGTTTCTATCTATCAATCCTGATGTTGCGCCTAATACGTCGTTAGCATGGAATACGCTATTTCTATGTGCTTTCATTAATGTGATCCCGCCCCGTTTATGTATCTCGCTGCGTCATGCCCGAATAAGTTTATAGTTGCGCCATTGTCAACAATACCGCTGCCCATTATACCACCTATAGCGTCATTATTGGCACCAGCTAAACCCCACCCTGAGCCTGTGCCGTTTATTTGTCCGTTGATGCCGTCATCGCCAGTAGTTGTTGAGCCTCCGCCAGCGTTACCTTTAGGGCCAAAATCACCAGGTGTACGACCATCACCACCGCGACCACCGTCACCCGATACTGCATTAGTGCCACTGCTAGTATGTAAAAACCCACCATCACCACCAGAAGGTGCGCGAATATAACCATCTGCTACTGGGTATGCTGCGCTAACTGCTGATGTGTCACCGCTGAAATATATGTTTACAGTAATGCCAGCAGAGCCTTGAAACACAGTACCAGCATTTCCGCCATTTACAGGTGGATCAACTATTAATACACCTTCATAAAATACTGACTCACCGCGACCACCAGCACCACCGCTAGCTTGACCGTCAAAGCCGTTTATCATGATTATATTTAACACTGAACCAGCAGCAAACGCTCCTGTCATGATAGCAATATCACCAGCAGAATAAGTACCATCAAATACAAATGTTAAAGTAATTGCAGCAGAAGGACCGCCAGCCATTGTATGTAAGTTAATACCGTTCATAGGCGAGTTAATCAATATCTCGCTACCTGAATCGAATGCGGCTTGATAGGATAATGCCTTTACATCATAAACGCGCCCTGCTGGTGTGTATTTGGTGTTGATGCGAAGTATTTGCGATCTTATAGTTGCAGGTAAGCCGAATATTGTCTTGTCCGATTCCGTTTGCATATCAACAACATCGCCAACTTTAAAGCGTAAATTCTTTTCATCTACCTTGAGTGTTCGCTCGAACGGCATTCGCTTGTTTCTGCCTACATATCTCTGAGTTAACAGTTGTGCTGAATTATCAGTTAGCAAGAAGTTATCATCGAATTGCTTGTCTTTATGCTCAGAATGTAGCGCCTCACTAATGAGCGTATCATCCTTAAATATAGATGCTTTTTTATATACGCCTATGCCGTCTGATTCAGTTAAATTCTTTTTGCCATACAAAACCATTGCGCGTGTGGCTCTTAATGATTCCTTAGCAGTCTTTTTAACTGAGTGTGCGATAATCTCTACACCCTCGGTTAATAGCAGCGTACTTTCTTTGTGTACTGATATTGCAGATAAGCGCGCTTTGTTTTCGGTAGTAGAAAACCACAGGTCCATGTAAAAACCGTTTAGCACTCTGTTAATAGAGTCTCGTGCATCTTCGCTTTCAGTGTGCAAAGTGTTTATTAAATCTGAAGCATGCCATTCTGCGACCTCTGCCGACCATTCTGCCGATGGTATCAGCGCTGCATCAAAATCACAGTCTGTTAATATTTTAGTTAGTAGCCCGTCGATAGTTTCGTTATCTGACATGTGACAAATAAAGACTTCGTCTCCAGCGTCGTGATCGTCAGCTACGGTTGTGCTAAGTCTGACAGTTGAGTTTGGGCCAACAATAGATGAACCGCGGGCATTAACATTTAATACTGCTGTAGATGTTTGGTTATTAGTAACCGAATTAACTCTTAGCAACTCGTCACCAATACGCACAACTTGCACTGATGAATAATCAACAGTGTCGTCAACAGGTATTGCAACAACTGTATCGTCAACATCCAATCGTAAATGACCGCCTTGACTAATAGGCCATGTTTTTTCGTCAATGTTAACTAATGATAAAACGTCTTTGCAAGCTAATGACCAGCCGTTACTTGTGCGAGTAAATGAACTAGCAAGAAAGTGTTCAGTCTGTGCGCCATTAGCTAAATCAACAGAGCCGTCAGCTTCAACACGATAACCTTTAAGCCTAGCGCGTTTGTTTTCCATGATGTTCCGTTCAGACATCTTTTGGAGGTATTCACCCTGCTTTTTTACGATATCCGTAACACCTGGTGCGTAGCTATTCGGGTCTTGGTTTTTAATCTCAATAAACGTAATATTTAATGACGCTCTTTTTGCTAAACCATCACCGGGCGTTAACTCTGTGCCTGAATTCGTTATCTTAGTGATACATTTATATATTGGCTCGCCATTAATTGACGGTAATAATGGAGCGTTAACATTAGTAAAATAGTAAGTTTTATATTCACCTGTCCATGCCTGATCACAAGTCAAAGGTGTACCAGTACCAGCCAAGCCGCCAATAGTGCAGGCGCCCGTTATGACAGGTAAGTCGATTTCCAATACTTCAAAGTGTGTTTGATTACGCTGATTTTGTGTAGCTAAAAAAGTGCTCATTTATAGCCCGTTGAAACATGTGTATTTTAATTGTAGAACACCAAGCAAAGGCGCAGACGGATGAGCTTTAATCGTTGACGTTGGGTCATAGCAAATATAACTAGATTCAGGCGTCAGTTGATCTTCTTTAATAAAGAAAGGTTGCTGCTCGCTGAAATCAATAAACTCCTGCCATTCATCCCTAACGAATTCCAACTCTTCATTAGGCAAGCTGAGCATACCCTTTAAGGCTTTAGATTTTGTTATCGTTGATACTGGGGCAACTACCATATTAGTAGTCGTCTTTTGAGTTGTATGGCGGTTTAACCATTGACGGTTATATCCAGCCTGCTCACCTTTAGCGATAATAATATGCTGACCGGCTGCAATAAATGAAACCGTCATTTGATACGTATTAGGGGAAGTCAAGAATCTAACCTCTAAGGCAGTAAAGCTACGTGAAGTAAATGTAAACATTACGTTATTATTACGCTTCAAAGTAACACTATCTATTAATGTATTATTATCATAAAGCTCGATAACTGCGTTGGCTGGTCGTGCTGCTGTGTGACCAGATATAGCTACGTAACTGATATTGGTTTGTGAGCCATAGCTAACCGTGAAAGCTTCAGCAGCAGTGCCGCAAGTGTAGTTTAATGAGTGATCAGGGTCGCTAATGTTAGACGCTATCTCGCCAACTCCTGCACTCGTAATGGTAGGTGTTTGGTCTACCAGTACATTTGATTTAGATAGTGAGAATCCAGCCAAGAATTTAACTCCCGTGATGTTTGGTAAAAAGAGCATTTAACTAGCTCCTCATTTGTATGACGTTCAACGCCTCTGCTATTTGCTCGATTATATCATCTGAGGTGTTAGTTCCCAACCGTACATCAGAGGTTGTCGATCCTGTTGATGTTGACTCGGTAACTTCTAAGCCAGCAGTTTCAGGCTCAAAGTTTTGTTGTGCTGGTGCTGATACTGCCCCTGCTCCTGATGATATTGATCCGCCACCCTTTGATGCGCCTGATAAATTAGCAAGCTGAGCAACACCTGAAGCTATAACCAAGCCACTCGTAACAAGTGCGGCAGGATAAGGCAAGTCAGAAAATTGTCGTGTTACCGCTGCTGCAGTGTTAGCTACTATCATACCAGCCTGTATCGCTTTGTTATCTTCAAAGGCTGAGTTAGCTATCGACAATGCAGAAGATGCAGCGCCCGCCATTGATGATACCTTATCAAGTTCAGACTTTTTGAGGTCTTTTGCTTCGCCTGTTTTACTTGCTGAATACTGCTTTGATAGGTCGAGTTGTTTCTTGGCAAAATCTTCCTCGCTGAGTAGTTTGCTATCTAGCATAGCCTTATGGACAGCCAACTCTTTAAAATACAACTCTTCAGTGGTTTCCTGCCCTGTGAATTTGATTTCCTTTATTAACTCTTGGAATGTTGCTTCATCACGCAAGCGCTGTTCGTGTAATAGTTGCGCATTTACTAGTGCAGGATCACCTTCTGTTTGCATACTAGCTATGTCAAACATTTCCTTATTCGCTTGAACTTCTGCCCTTTTTGCCTCAGCTAATTCAAACGATAATCTTATAGCGTCCCTCTGTGTGTCGTTAGCGCCAACTAATTCAGCCTTGTATAGCTGAACTTGTAACGCTGACATTCCGTAAGTATTAGCCAGTAATACATTGGTTGTGACTAACTCGTCAACAACATCAGCTTGGTTTAGTAGCTCAGCATTTTGCGCTTCTATACCTGCCATCACAGCAGATAAAACACTACCATCTGGCGATAGGTCTTTGTAAGCTGTTTTAAGGTCTGATAGCGCCAACTTTAAAGCCTGAATAGTCCCTGTATACTTTGATGTTTGCGCTGATATTTCTTCAGTTGATGAAAATAGGTTCAAGCTTGTTCTATAGTCAATCAATGCTGCTTCAGTATCTTTTAGCGCTTTTTCTTGTGCGATTATTTCGGCAGCAATAACACCTAGTGCTAGGCTTTTTGCAGCCTCATCAAGTTCATTAAATCTTTTTACCAGCTGAGGTACTGTTTCTGCTGTTTCTTTTAGCTCAACATTAACACCACTAAAGGCGAACGCCATGCCTACAATCGAAGCAGTTATACCAACAACAGCACCCAATAACGGAGCACCTAATACAAAACCTAAATCCGCACCCTGTTGAGACAATGCAACCATTGCTGATTGACCGCCTTGTATTTGACCAACGAATTGCTGTACCTGTATACCAGCCATGCCAGCAGACCGACCAACACCAGACAACGCAGTATTAACACCCTTTGCCGACTTAGATAGCTTTGTTCCACTATCATTCATAGCCTTCATAGAAGTATCAACGCGATTAACGCTATCACCTACATCATCGAGATTGTTTTTGGTGGCTTTTAGTTTGGCGTCAAGCTTATCTGTCCTTCCGTCAACCTCAACTATTAATGATTCAGTAGTGATACATCACCCCCGTTTTCTTTACGCTGAAATGATAATAAAAAGAATAAGTCAGGCTCATTTGTTTGCTCACTATCCATTAGGTGTGATATTTCGGAGTAGTCCATATTCCAAGCTTCAGAGGGTGCTATCTTCAAATGATTTACGCATAATTTGAAGTACCCCCAAAAGTCAAAATCAAACCTTTCTGTTTTCTGTTTGATTACTCGGATGTAACTGGCTTTTTTTTTACCAAGCCCTCTTGAAAGTCATCTTCAATGTCTTGCGCTAACTTGACTAAAACCATAGGCCAAGGCAGGCAGAAGTCATCATCTACAGTGTTGGGTGATACCCCCACACGAAACATGGCATCCTCAATTTCGCATAATGGAATATTGGCGCCACTACCTTTTATTAGGTGAAAAAACAAGTATGCAGCAGTTTCAAAATCACACACTGAGTAAATAGAGTTAATCCTGCCCCTTGTGCCTTGACCTTTGCTTTCTGACCAGCACTCAAGAACACTAGAAAGGACGAATAGCAAATCCTCTTTAGTGTCTTTCTTGAACCCTTTCATAGCACCAAGATTGGCTTTAAAGCTATAGTCGATATAGCATAATTTAATCATTACGATGCTGCTACTTCGGTAACTGGCCCGCTTGACTTAATGGTCAAGCTTACTTGTGTAACTGCGTTAACTGGTGCGGCATCACTACGACCATCAAACACCCATGTATCGCACTGCCAACTTTCAGCACCAACACCAGACAGTATTTTACCTGCTAATTGCGCTCC